ATACCACCAGGTTGTGCAGCTAATGGTGGTTCAGGAAACACACCTCCATTTAGTCCACCTCAAGGAAATGCAGGTGGAAGAGGTAGATTTACTTCAGGTAACGTATCAGCAGGAGGTGGTGGAGGAGCTGGTGGAGCAGGAGCATGTGGAACTTCATCTGGTTCAGGAAATGGCGGAGCTGGTGGTGTTGGAATACCAAGTACTATTACAGGATCTGATGTTTCATACGCAGGTGGTGGAGGTGGAGCAGGAGAAGATGTAGCTGGAGGAGCTTCTCCATGTGGAACAGGTGGAGCAGGAGCAACTGGATCAGGAGCAGGAACAGCAGGAACAACTAATAGAGGTGGTGGAGCCGGAGGTGGTGGGTCAGGAGCCGGAGCTGCAGGTGGACCAGGAGTTGTAATTTTAAGATTCCCTGGACCAACATGTGTGGCAGCAAGTCCTAGCCCAGCTAACCCAGTAGCAACTTTACCGGGACCAGCAGGTGGTTGTAAAGTAGCAACTTTTACAGTTTCAGGAACGTTGACAATATCATAACAAATGTTATATTAAGTTTATAAAGATATATGAACTTAACAAATTATTATTGGTATTTTCAAAATGCTATTCCTCATAGAATATGTGATGATATTGCAAGATATGGAAAATCTATACAAGATCAAATGGCAGTTACTGGTGGTTATGGTGATAGAAAATTAAGTCAAAAACAAATAAAAGATTTAAAAAAGAAAAGAGATTCTAATATTGTTTGGATGAATGATAGATGGATATATAAAGAAATTCAACCTTATATTCATCAAGCAAATGCTAATGCGGGTTGGAACTTTCAATGGGATTTTTCTGAGTCTTGTCAATTTACAAAATATGTAAAAGGACAATACTATGATTGGCATTGTGATAGTTGGGACAAACCTTATCAACGACAAGAAGGCGCTCCAGATCATGGAAAAATTAGAAAATTATCTGTAACTGTTACATTATCTGATCCTAAAGAATATAAAGGTGGAGAATTAGAATTTGATTTTAGAAATTTAGATCCTGACAAACCTGGAAAACCTGTAAAGTGTAAAGAAATATTACCTAAAGGATCTTTAGTTGTATTTCCTTCGTTTGTGTGGCACAGAGTATGTCCAGTTAAAAAGGGAGAAAGAAAAAGTTTAGTAATATGGAATTTAGGATGGCCATTTAAATGAAAAAGAAAAAAATTAAAATAAAAAAAAATAAAGATTTAAGTTATCCTAAACAATTACAAAAAGAAGATGTTTTTAAATGTCCTATTTGGTTTGCTGATGAACCAGCTTTTGTTAATGATTTAAATAAAGCATCAGATAAATATATTGAAGAATCTAAAAAAACATCAAAACCAGGTATTGATAAACGTAACAAAAAATATGGTGACAAAGGTGATATGGGTCATGTATTTCATTCTACAACATTAATAGGAGACCCTAATTTTAATCAATTAATAAATTACGTAGGCGCAACATCACATAATTTATTAAATGAAATGGGTTTTGATTTAACTAATTTTCAAATATTTACCACTGAAATGTGGGTTCAAGAATTTGCTCAAAAAGGTGGCGGACATCATACATTACATACACATTGGAATGGTCATATGTCTGGTTTTTATTTTTTAAAAGCTGGTGAAGAAACATCACTTCCAATTTTTGAAGATCCAAGACCAGGTAATGTTATGAATCTTTTACCAGAAAAAAATAGAACAGAAATAACATATGCATCATCTCAAATTAATTATGCAGTTAAACCAGGTAGAATGATATTTTTTCCATCTTATATGCCACATCAATATGCAGTAGATATAGGGTATAAACCATTTAGATTTATACATTGGAACTGCCAAGCAATACCCAAAGGAGTATTAAATGTCGTTTAAAAATAATAAATATAGTGTTTTAAAAAATGCAATATCAAAAGAACTAGCAGAGTTTGTTTACAAATATTTTTTAAATAAAAGAAATGTATCAAAGTTTTTATTTGATCAAAGATATATATCTCCATTTACAGAATACTGGGGCATATGGAATGATGAACAAGTTCCAAACACATACTCACATTATGGTGACATAGCTATGGAAACTTTATTACAAGAAGTAAAACCTGTTATGGAAAAACACACCGGACTTAAATTAAGTCCTACATATTCCTATGCAAGAATTTATAAAAAAGGAGATGTGTTAGCTAGACACAAAGATAGATACTCGTGTGAAATATCTACCACATTAAATTTAGGTGGTGATCCATGGCCTATCTATTTAGATCCAACAGGAAAAAAAGGTCAAGCAGGTGTTAAAGTAAATCTTAAACCAGGTGACATGTTAATATATTCTGGTTGTGATCTTGAACATTGGAGAGAAGAATTTATTGGCAAAGATTGTGGACAAGTATTTTTACATTATAACAAAGCCAATTCTAAAATGGCTAAAGAAAATTATCTAGATAAAAGACTTTTATTAGGTTTACCTGCTTGGTTTAAAGGCTTTACATTACCTAAAAAATAGTTTATAAAATAAGCTTGCAGGGGGATGATCCACCACAGATTCCCTCTGCTTTAACCGTTTGAATTTCCTTACAATCTGATATAAACCTAATAAACAGGATTTTTATATGTTACAAAAACTAGGTTTTTTACCCGGATTCAATAAACAAGTTACATCTACCGGCGCCGAATCTCAATGGACAGGCGGTGAAAATGTACGTTTTAGATATGGCACACCTGAAAAAATAGGTGGTTGGACCCAATTAGGAGAGTCTAAACTTACAGGTGTAGCAAGAGGTTTACATCATTTTGTTAATACAGCTTCTACTAAATTTGCAGCCATAGGAACTAATAGAATTTTATATGTATATTCTGGTGGAGTGTTTTATGATATACATCCTTTAACTAATCCATCAGGCACAGCTATTACTAATGCTTTTAGCACAGTTAATAACAGTCCAACGGTCACTATTACATTTTCTACTTCACATAATTTTGTAGCAGGAGACATAATATTATTTGGTGATGCTTCTACATTCTCAGCTATTACCAACTCTAATTTTGGAGCTGCTGATTTTGCTGACAAAAAATTTATGGTAACATCTGTACCTACTGCAACCACAATTACTATTACTATGCCAAGTGTTGAAACTGGAAGTGGTGCGACTACTTCTGGAGGCATTACTTATTATCAATACTATCACGTAGGACCAGCAGAACAAGTTGGTGCTTTTGGGTGGGGTATAGCATTATGGGGTGGAAGTGTATTAGGATCAGCAACTACAACATTAAATGGAGCATTAGCTGATGATACTAATGGTAATAATTCGTCAGCTACAGAAATTACATTAGCTAGTGTTACAGGATTTCCTACAACAGGAACTAATTATGTTCAGGTTGGTGCTGAAGAAATATCTTACACAGGAATTTCTGGTTTAAAATTAACAGGAATTACTAGAGCAGTAAGAGGTTCAACTAGATCTTCACATTCAAATGGTGCAACTGTAACTAATACTTCTAGCTGGACTGGATGGGGATCACCAGCAGCCAACACCGATAAAGTAACAGATCCTGGTTTATGGTCATTAGATAATTTAGGTACAACACTTATTGCACTTATACATAATGGAGAGTGTTTTCAATGGGATGGTGATGCAACTAATGCGACTGCAACAAGAGCCACTATTATAACAGGTGCACCCACTGCATCTAGAGATATGTTAGTATCTACTCCCGATCGTCACTTAGTGTTTTTTGGCACAGAAAAAACTATTGGAGATAAAACTACACAAGATGATATGTTTATAAGATTTTCGTCTCAAGAAGATATAAATACTTATACTCCTACAGCAACCAATAGTGCTGGTACACAAAGACTGGCTGACGGATCACGGATCATGGGAGCTAAACTTGGTAGAAATGCAATATATATTTGGACTGATACAGCTTTATTTACCATGCGTTTTGTTGGAACTCCATTTACATTTGCTTATGAACAAGTTGGAACTAACTGTGGATTAATAGGTATGAATGCAGCCGTAGAGGTAGATGGTGCTGCATATTGGATGTCTGAAAATGGTTTCTTTAGATTTACTGGTAAGCTAGAATCTATGGATTGTTTAGTAGAGGATTATGTTTATGATGATTTAAATACAACATCTAATCAATTAATTTACGCAGGTATTAATAATTTGTTTGGTGAAATTACTTGGTTTTATCCAACGTCTACATCTAATATAGTTAATAGAGCAGTTACATATAGTTATTTAGATTCAACAGCTAAAAGACCTATATGGTTTACTAATGCAAATAGTTTATTTCCTAGAAGCACTTGGGAAGATTCTGCCGTATTTGGTTTACCTCATGGAACAAAATACAATCCAGACAATGATACATCTTTTGATGTAACTGGAAACACAGATGGAATTACAATTTATTTTGAACATGAAACAGGGGTTAATCAATTAGAAGCTGGAGCAGTAACTACGGCAATACCAGCAAATATTACTTCTGGAGATTATGATATTACACAAAAAGTTATTAGAGGAGCTGCAACTAATATGGCGGACCTTAGAGGTGATGGTGAAAATATTATGAGAGTTAGTAGAATTGTTCCTGATTTTATTTCTCAACAAGGTAATACAATTGTACAATTAGATTTAAGAAATTATCCTAATAATACAGCAGCTAGTTCATCATTAGGACCATTTACTATAACATCAGCTACAACAAAAGTAGATACACGAGCACGAGCTAGAGCTATTGCTTTAACGGTATCTAATACAGCTGTTGATACTAGTTGGAAATTAGGAACGTTTAGATTAGATATACATGCAGGAGGAAGAAGATAATGGCAAAAATAGTACAAACATTAACTAGAGCGAGTGCGGAGTATGAAGAAGATGTAGCACAGTCTTTAATTAGAGATTTAGATGCTGTGTTAGAAAAATTAAATAGTACGTTTCAAGAAGAATTAAAACAGGAGATAGAAGCTAGAGCTTTCTTTATTGAATAATGGCAGTAGTAAATCAATATAAATTTTATGGTAAAGCTACAACTGCGGCTGAAACAGTTAATATGTTATCTCCAGCAGTTAATGAAACTATAATTATTAAATCATTAAGGGTAACTAATAAATCTGGTTCAAATACTCCTACTATTAGTATCTTAGACAACGGGTTTTTTGTTATTAATACACAACAATTAGCAACAAATACAAGTGTAGAAATACTAACTCTTCCTTTAATAGTAGAAGGCGGAACAATTTTAAAGTATACTACAGCAGGAACTATGAGTGATGGCGTAGATATTGCCATTAGTTATTTAAATATAGTGAAGGAAGTAACAACATAATGATAGAACTAAAACCAGAAAAAATAATAACAACAATTAAAAACAAGAAAACAGGTGAAGTTTACGAGACTGAAGAAGCTTTAAAAGCTGCTAATATACCTGAAGAGGACGTGCAAAGAGATGTAACAGTTATCATGCCACCTCTTGATTTGTTTGGAAAAACACAGTAAAAGGAGATACTATGGAAGAAAAAATTTCAATGAGAGAATCAATAGAAACAGGGGCACCTAATATTAAATATAATAGAGGTGACATTAGAATGGGTATGGAAGAAGATACTCAAGGCAGACAAATAGCGGCAGAAATATGGTCACAAATGGAGCCACAACAAAAAGCTCAGTTTGTTAGTTTCGATGCTTTCTTTCAAAGTGGAATTTGGAAACAAATTATACAGCAGTTGCAACAAGATCAATCAGGAATTATATCTCAAGCTCCTAATATGAGTATGAGTGAAAACGTTAACATGGCAGAAAAAATGCCTGGTGGCGGAATAGCTGATGTTGATGTCAGAGAAAAAGTTGCAATGGCAGCCAACGGCGGTTTGATGGGTCTCTATAACAGAGGGATGTAGTCATGGCTGGTTTAACAGCAATTAAAAGAAAACGTTTTCAAGGTGGTGGTGCTGATATGTCTACTGTATCGGCTGCAGATCTTGGAATAAGTTCTGATACAAGTAAAAGAGAATACACTCCGTCAGAAAAACAAGAACAAAGAGAAACAAGAGAGTTAAATAAAAGAATAGCTGAAAACCAGGCACAAAGAGAAAGAGACGCTGTAATAGAAGAAATTTTAGTTACTCCAACTGGAAGAAACAAAAGACTTAATGCATTTCAACTTTTTAACAATAAATTTCAAAGACAAAAAAATTTAGAATTAGCAAGAAAAAGAGCGTTTCAAAAATACCGAGACATAGAACAGTATGTAGATGTGATGGATGACTATAGTTTAACTCCAGAAACTCTTGCAGCAGAAATGGAAAAAGCTCAAAAAGCTGGCAAAGCGTATGGTTATGACTTTAGTGGTTTAGAAAAAGGCAAGGAACTTTTAGGAAGTAACATTGGAACGAGTATAGAATCTTACCGACGAAACTTGTACGATGTAAATCCTAGTCAAACATATAGTGCCATACAAAGTATTTTAAATGCAGCAAGACCAGACACACAAGTTACGGCAGCAAATACTTTACAAAAAGCAAGAGATTATACAAGTCTTCTTAATAATGCAAACACGATGACCAATCAAGCGTTAAGCGATGCAATGACAGAATTAAAAAATAGAGGTAAAACTCCAGATCAAATTAATCCTCCAGAAGGTAGAGGTGAGGGTAACCAAGTTTATCTACCTTATCAACAAGTATTGCCAGAGGACGATTATGAAAGAGAGCAAAAAGAATTTGCTTTTAGATTTGGTGATCCGCAACAAGTTGGAGCAGATGTAACAAGAGCTTCATATATATTTAATCAAGGTGGTAGAGTTCCAGCAGCAGGTGGCGGCATCATGAATGCAGTGCCAAGACAAGGATTTTTTTTAGGTAAGATTGCTAAAGGAATTGGTAAAGCTGTAGGTAGTGTAGCCAAAGCAGCAGGAAAAGTTTTAAAAAGTGATTTTGGTAAAGCAGCAGTTTTAGGATTAGGAGGATATTATTTAGGGGGTGGACAAATGTTTGGTTTGAGACCTAATGCTCCTGGTTTTAGTTTTGGTAAATTAGGTTCTAGTTTATTTTTAAAACCAGGCAAAGAAACTTTTTCTTTTGCAAACTTAGATCCATTAAAAATGGCTGGTTTACTTACATTAGGTGGAGCTGCTATGGGTCCTGCTAAACAAGATACTTTAGGCGACGGCACTAGAGGGCAAAGATTATTAGACTCACAAGGTAACGAAGTAGTACCAGCTGAAATAAGAGCTGAAATAAGAGAAGCTTATGAGTCAGGAGACGCTGATAAAATTGCAGCTATTCAAGATTATTATAATTTTTTACCTGGTTTAAATGCTGTAAGATTACCAGACGTTTCACCATACCTACCTTATCCAAACTATGCTGACGGTGGAAGAATTGGTTATGCAGGTGGTGGAGGTAAAACACAACTTGAATTACCATTTGGTGAGCCAGATTATTACATTGGAAAAGGAGAAAATAAAGTAGGAATATATAGACAAAAAGATGGTAAGCTTCTTGCTGTGCCAGTAGGACTAGATGGTTTACCTAATTATGCTCAAGGTGGTAGAATCAAAGCTCAAGAAGGTGGGCTTATGAACCTTGGAGGCATGGAAAAAGATTATAGAAATACAGGTGGTTTTGTTGACATTGGTGCTAAAGAAAAAGCTGACGACGTACCAGCAAGACTTAGTGTAAATGAATTTGTATTTACTGCAGATGCGGTTAGAAATGCTGGCGATGGAGACATAGATAAAGGTGCAGAAGTCATGGAAAATATGATGAAAAATTTAGAAAATGGTGGTAAAGTATCTGAGGAATCACAAGGAAACACTGGCGCTCAAGAGATGTTTAGTGTATCAGAGAGAATAGGAGAAGTAATTTAATGGCAATAACAGAAACACGTAGTTTACCACCACAATTTGTAGAAGATCTAGGTAGAGATTATGCAACGCAGTTAACAGGTTTAACTGCATTACCATTAGATACAACAAAATTTCAACCAATGGTTGCTGGTCAAGACCAAGCAACTAAAGATGCTTACGCATTAGCCACAACTCAAGGCACAGGTATAGGCGCATATGCACCATACTTAACACAAGCTGGATCATATCAAACAGGCACAGGAACGTTTGCAGGTTTACCTACAGACATGAGGGGTGCACAAGATTTAGTAGGACCTGATGCTTACAAACCATTTATGTCGCCGTATCAACAAGACGTAATTGATGCAACAATGTCTGAGTATGATAAGCAAGCACAAACAGGTTTAACAAATATAGGATTAATGGCTGCTAAATCTGGAAACTTAGGTGGTGGTAGAGAAGGTGTTATGAGATCACAATACATGGCTGACTCTGATGCAAAAAGAGCTTTATTAAATGCACAATTGTTACAACAAGGATTTGGTCAAGCACAAACTGCAGCTGACAGAGCATTTACACAAACACAACAACTAGGAGCTGATCAACAAAGAATGGCTACACTAGTTCCAAATTTATACGGGTCAGATATTTCAACGTTGGGTCAAGCTGGGCGCGGCCAACAATTGTATGAACAATCTGTTCTTGATCAACAAAGAGAAGCAAACAGACTTGCAGCTTACGAACCATATGAAAGACTTGGTTACATGGGTGCTGGTATGGGTAACGTTATGGGTGGTGCTATGGGTCAATACACTTCACAAGTTACACCTAATCAATCGCCGTTGCAGCAGGCGTTAGGAATAGCTTCGTTAGGATTGGGAGCATACAAAGCTTTTAATACGTAATATGTTTAACAGAACTTTAAATAGACCGATGTTTAGACGTGGCGGTAAAGCTGGCGGTGGCATTATGACTGGTGTTCAAAGACAAGGTTATGATGGAACTGATGATAAACAACTTGTTGAAGACAATGATCCAATGAAAGACATTGGAAAAAAAGTAACTGACAGAGTAAACATCATAGAAAGTCTAACTCCTAAATATCCTTACAAAGGATCTGATTTTTTTATGGGACTAGGTGCTAACATATTAGCAGCTCCAGGTGGTCAACCTATTTTCCAAACAATAGGCACTGCAGCTAAAGAGCCATTAAATTTATTAATGAAACAAAATATAGCTGAGTATGGTAATAAAAGAGACACTGTTATGCAGGTGTTTAAACAATTAAGTGACGAAGACAAAGATGCATTAATAAATAGAGCTGAACAAATGGTTGCAGCTGGTAGATTTAAAACTGTACAAGAAGCATTACAAGTATTAGTTCCAACATATAGAAAAGATCAAAGTCCAGAAGAGACTGAAAGAGAAGACCTATTAAGAAAAGAAAAATTACAAACTACTCAAATTGAAGATCTTGCAAAAATATATGAAATAGGAAGAACTGATGCTGTAGTTTTAAATGATTTTATGAACGATCTTTCCGAAGGAAAATATAAAGGTGTTTATCATGACCCCGAACAATATTATATTGAGGATAGTGATGTTGGTAGAGGAACAGATGAAACAGAAAAAAGATTAGTTATTAGAGATTATGACCCTGAAAAATCTGATTACAAAGAAGGTAGAGTCTACATAGATTTTTTAACTAAAAAAGCATTTGTTAAACAAGGACAATTTTTAATTCCATACGAAGATTACATATCAGAAACAATTTCAACCGACTAGGAGGCTAAATGGTATTTGGATTTGACCCCCGTACACTTGTTGAAGAAGATCAAGACGAAAAAAAGAAAGAAGTAAAAAAAGCTGTTGATTCTGTATTAACTTTTGAAGAAGAAGCAGAAAAGAACGAAGCTTTTATTCGTAAACAAAGTAACATAGCAAATGCATTTGACACTGCATTTCAAACACTTAGAGACTTTCAATTTAAAAAAAAACATGGTGAAGATGCGTATATTGAAAAAAAATTAAAAGAAGATCCAGAATACAGAGACTCTAGAAAATTTAGTGACGCAGAAAACAAAGAATACTTTCGTGAAGAAATGGAAAGTATGCGAGGTATTTTGGAAGGCGCTAAAATTGATTGGGCTACGGGATCAACTATTTTTCCTGAAGACGATAAACTTAATGAAAACCAAAAAAGAATTTTAAAAAAAGGTAAGTATTCAACTCTTGCTAGTGAAGCAGGAGAAACAGATGAAAAAGAACCATTTAATTTTTCAGTAAAACAACCAGGTTCAGGTGGGTTTATTTATACAGATTCAAAAAGCATACCTTTTGAAAGTGAGGTTGGAGTTACTGAATCAATTCTTTCTGCTGTAGGTTCGGGGGCAATTAAAATACCAAAAGGATTTGTTAACCTTGGAGCAATGATTATGGATGCTGTAGGTGAAGATGGAATACCTGTTGATCAAAGTAAAGTTGCACAATTAGAAAACTGGTGGGATAAAACTTATTTTGGTATGATTGAAAAAGAATTAGATACAAGAGCTAAAGAAACAGCTATTGGTAGAATTACAGAAACATTAGTACAGCTATATGGTGGTTGGAAAGTGGTTGGTAAATATGGTGCTAAAGTAACTGACAAAGCATTTGAAATATATAACAAAGCAATATCTGGAGTTAAAAAAAATAAATATTTAAGAACAGCTGGTAATAAAGAAGGCTACAAGTTAGCTAAAGAAGTAGAAAAATGGAATAGACTTTCTGGTAAACAAAAATTTGTAGGTTTGTTTGTGGGTGGTGGTGTTACTGGTGGTGTAGTTTATGATGCAGAAAACATAGGAACTTTTGGAGATATATTTTTTGATGAAGGTGAGCTTACAGCATTAGATAGAGATGGTAAACAAACAGCTAAAGATGATGCCATGAGAATGATCTATAACAAATTAAAATTTTCTGGTGAAATGGGTTTTCCTATTATACCTTCGATAGTAGGTATGGGTAAAATTGGTAAAAGTATTTTAGATGCTAGTGTTAAGCGAGCAGGTCAAGCAACTAATTTTGATAAATTTGTAGAAAAAGTTATAGCACGTCCATTTAGAGCTCGAGGACCTTTTCCTGAACCTCAGTTTCAAGGCATGCAAAGATTAGAAGGAAAAAAATCTTCAGCTAATTTATTAGCAACAGATTATTTAAAAAACATAGATGAAATTACAAAACAAATATCTAAGTATTCACAATCAGCAGCTAACTCATCCGGCATGACTAAAGAATTATCTGATTTAATTATTAAAGTAATTAACAAAGGAAATCTTGGCATTAAAAATGGTAGAGTTGTTGTAAAAGGTTTTGATGATAATTCATTAGATAATTTTTGGAATGCTATTACTAAACAATTAAAAGTAAAACCAGAGGATGCAACGAAATTAATAGACGAACTAATGAATGTCCATACATCATGGGCTCAGTTTATGAACGCAGTTCTAAAAGGTAAAAATTTAAATGTAAGTGCTAAAGAATTTGTAAAATTAATGAATGAAAGAATTGGTAGTAGTTTAAGTTCTGAGTATAAAATTTTTGGTGAAAAAAGTTTAAAACCTGTAAAAGAATATGCCCCATCTAATGATGTAATAGATGAAGTTGCTGATATATTTGTTAGAAGTGCTAGAGCTAATGGTAAACAATTAAAAAAAACAGATGCACAATTAATTGTACAAGACATTGTTAAAAACGTTGAGCTAGATCCACAAACATTTAGTCCTATTTTTAGATTTGAAGCAGCTGACATTGCAAAAGACAAAGCATTAATAACTAAAAACATAGCAGAGAACATAACTGGTGGTGGTAAATTTAAACCAGATAAAAAAGGTGGGTTAATACAAACTAAATCAGATCTAGCAGCATTTAAAGCTTTGTTTGGTGAATTTAAAAATGTTAACTCTATTATTTCTAATGTAACAACAGATCTTGCAGAAATTGCATCAAGGGATAGATTTTATAATGTAATTAAAGAAGGTTCAGATGCTTTAATTAAAAAAGGTGAAATAGGTATTGTTTATCCTACCTATAACTCAGCTAGAAAAGCTTTTGGAATAGATTCAGAAATAGTAAATGCATCAACAGGTTTACAATTACCACAAAAATTAGGTGAACAAGCATACACTGTTCCGATCAACGGTATGTTTACAACTAAAGTTATAGCTGATGGATTACGTAGAGGTGCTGCTAACACAATGAACAGCATTACAAAAAATGCAGCATATCAATATGCAGTTATGGTTCCAAAAGGTTTAGTTCAAATGGGTAAAACAGTTGGAGGTCCATTTACTCACGCAAGAAACTTTTCATCAGGTGCGGTGACTACTGTATCTATGGGTAACATAACTCTTGCTATTACTAATCCAGGTTTTGCTTTAAAATCTTTAAAGACGGCATTTAATACATTGCAACCACAAATACTTTATAGAAATGCACCAGGTGCAAAAAGTATTGATAGATATGCAACACCAGAACAATTTTCAGAAGCACTAAAAGGTGAAGGTGGTCAGGCTTTATATAGATTTTTACTAGAAGAAGGAATGGTAAATCAAAATGCTATTTACAGAGATGTAATGGGGCTAATTGAGGACACAGCTAAAACAGGTTTCTTACAAAGAATGTGGAACAAGCTTGGTAATAAAACAAAACGAATATTAAAAGGTGCACAAGATATGTACATTGCTGAAGATGACATATGGAAAATATGGAATTTTTTAGCAGAAGATTTTAAAATTGCTAGAGCATACAACTCTGCATTAAAAAAAGGTAAAATTAAAAAAGCTGACATGCCAGACAGATTAGAAATAATGAAGATGGCAACTAAAAATGTTAGAGAAATGTTACCAAACTATGCATACGTTTCAGAATTTGTACAAGGTTTTAGAAGATCACCACTGGGTAATTTCGTATCATGGCCTTCAGAAATTATTAGAACATCAACAAATATAATAACTGGTGCTAAAAGAGAAATAAAAGACCCTATTTTAGCTAGAATAGGTTATGAAAGAGCAGCAGGTTTTGCTACGACAGTAGGTATTTTAGGACCTACAGCTGTATGGGGATTTAAACAATTATATGGTTTTACGAACGATAAACTTATGGCGCTTAGAGAATTTGTTCCATGGTTTTCAAAAGACTCTACACTCTTACCTGTATATGAAGACGGTAAATATAAATACATAGACTTTAGTAGAGCATTTTTTTATGACACTGTAACAGGTCCTTTTATGACAGCATTTACTGAAATAAATAGAAGAGAAGATGAACCAGTTATTCCTAGTTTAGTCATAGGTTTAACAAAAGCATTGGGGAGATTAGTAGAACCATTTGTATCAGAAGCAATTTGGGTAGGAGGTATCTTAGATATTTATGCAAGGGGTGGAAAAACTAAACAAGGATCACGGATCTGGAATAAAAGAGATTCTGAAGGTGATAAAATTATGAAAAGTATTAAATACTTAGCTAAATTATATACACCAGGTTCTCAAGTTCAAATGGAAAGATTATATGCAGCGCTTAAAGGTAAAACAATCAAAGGAACTGAGTTTGAAGTGTCAGATGAATTAATGGGATTACTTGGTTTAAGAGCAGCGCCAATGAACATAAACAAATCTTTGGAAATTATGATTGGTGAGTTTAGAACAAATGAACGTAATGAAAGAAATTTAATTTATGCAGGAACTCTTACAGGGGATCCTATAAAAGATGATAACAAAATTATTAAGCAATTTATTTTTGCAAACAAACAAAGATTAGAAACATTTGAAATAATGAGAAGACGATATGATGCCGCTAAAATTTTAGGCGTGAAAGAAAGTGAAATTAAAGAAATTTTTAAAGCTAGAAATATGCTGCCTTTATACAAAGCAATTAAAAAAAATAAATTTAATCCTTTTGGTGTTTCTGATAGTATGAAAGATGCTTATGAAAGATTAGCAGAAACATATGATATACCAAATCCATTATCTAAAAGAATATTAAAAAGAATTAGTAAAATAGAAAAAAAATTAAAAAAACAAAAATTAAATAAAGATTTTATAATAGATGAAGAACGATATCTTTTTCCAGAAGAAGGTATTATTGAAAAAGGTATAGAATTATTTAAAGAAGAAGAAAAAAACAAACCATTACCGGAAGGGTTTAGTCAAAAAACACCACAACCTGTTATAAATACCACAGCTATGGCTAATAAAAACCCAATTACAAACTTGACACGAACGGAAGATGCACTACTATCTCCAACAGAAAAAGTAATTGCGAGGAAAACTAATGTCTAAAGATGATGCACTTCAAAGAATAACTTCTCATGAAAAATTATGCAGGATTATGCAAAAACAAACTCATGATAAAATTCATTCTATTGAAAAACAAATACATAGAATAGAAAGCATTCTATTAGTGTCTGTTGGTGCCTTGATCTCAGGAATGGGCTATGTTATATTTACATTAATCACAAAATAAAAAAATTTTTATGCAACTTTCAAAACATTTTACTTTAAAAGAGATGACCAAGTCAATGACCGCTCAACGTAGGGGAATTGACAACACACCAGGAGCAGGTGAGATTAAAAGTTTAGGTGATCTATGTTATGAAGTGCTCGAACCTTTACGTGCACACTTTGACAAACCAGTTACAATAACATCGGGCTATCGTAGTGAAGCGTTGTGTGAGGCGATAGGATCAAAAAAGACGTCGCAACATGCCAAGGGCCAAGCCGTCGACCTAGAAATTTTTGGCGTGCCAAATATTCAGACAGCCTACTGGCTACAAAATAACGTGGACTTCGATCAATTAATTATGGAGTACTACGACAAAGACGACCCGGCAGGGGGCTGGGTCCACATAAGCTATCACGAATCAGACTCAAACAGAAAACAAGTATTAACTTTTGACGGTAAAAAATATACTCAAGGCCTTCCAGAAATGAAATGGTCCGGCGGAAAAGTAACAAATTAAAAATTACAGCGCGCGTCGCATGTATATCCTATTAAATCCATGACTTTAATTCTTCTCCTAAAACTTCTGATGCTATGCTTATTTTTCGTCGTAGAGCTTTTACGATTTTTTCATCCACTGTATCGTCCGCCATTAAATCAACATAAGTTACCGATTTTTTTTGGCCGATTCTGTGTGCTCGGTCTTCTGACTGTAATCGTTTTTCTAAGTCATATCCGTTAGAATAGTAAATTACGGTGTTTGCAGCCGTTAAAGTAATGCCATAGCCGCCCGTAGAAGGCGTTCCAACTATAAACCGACACTTAGGGTCGTCTTGAAATTTTTTAATATTAGGTTGCCTTTCTTCTTGTGGCGTTAATCCATAATAGTCAACAATGGACCCCGGACCATATACTTTAGTTATTTCTTTAATAATAGATATGATCTC